CTCAATCTGTGCCAGCATGTTGTTCTCTACCGAGCGGTTCAGCTGCGTAATGTGTTCGGTTGCATCGGTATAGGCAATACCGTACTTACTCCCCGCAAGCTGCATCTCTATGTCTTTGCGGCGATTGTCGGCCTGCTGACGCCTAGCTTCCGTCTTGATGGTGTATGGCAACTGAATGATTAGATCGAGCTTGCCGGAGCTCGTCTGCTCGTCCACGTCGTCGAGCAGCGCCAGCTTATGGATGAGACGCTGCATCGTCGAAGATGGCTCGTTAATGACCGCGTAGAAGGGGTTCTCAACAATGGCTGTCACCGACTTTGGGACAACCTTCTCTTCAAACTTTCCTTCGCGGTCGTTGTAAATGCGAACTCGAATGTGTCGAGGAAACCACTCGATAATCTTTGCGGTTCGCATGGTAATAATGTCGAATGACGTAGAGACTGCCGGATTGATTGTGGCATCGACGGGAACAATCGCAACAACACCCTCATCAAGCATCGACATGACGACGTCCTGAATGAATGCTCGTCCTGTCTGGTCGATGTTTGCATCGAGTGTTAGACAATTGTTTAAGCCGGAATTAATCGTCTCCAAATATCGATCTTCTTCATCGAGTCGAACGTGCTCGATGTCGATTGCAGCTGCGTCACTTGCTATTCGGTTGTAGATTGCGGTGATGATTGACTTCTCGTTACCGCGAGTCATCCTCACGCGGTCTGGGCGATTGCCATACGAGAAGCCGTAAGAGTAAGCGGCCTTCGGCTCGTCGTCATTGAGGAAGGCGTTCCACCCATGCCTAAGGCGGTCTAGAAAAGCCATTTTGAATTTCCTTCATCATTGTCCGCATGGCAACAAGTCAGCTAGCACTGAATCTCACGATTGGCCATCTTGCGGTAAGCGTCCAGATAGAGAACGTTCTTGTCACCATCATAGGTGGCCTCAAAGTACATGTTGTCGCCATCAAAGTTAACGGCAAGAAGCGCCTTAAAGTTCTGAAGAACCTTAACCTGCCAAACGACGTAGACCTTGCGAGTGGTAACCTCACCATACTTCTTGGTAAGAGACTTGCTTGCGTTCCAGTACTCAGCAACAGCCTTCTTGGCCGTGCTACGGAAGTCGTTTTCGGTGGTAATCATAATCAATCCTTACGTGTTGAAATTGGAATAATCTTTTGCATTGTTAGCGGCGTTTACAAACGGCCCTGGATCATCAAAAGAGCGAAGTAGACTTAGAATATTGATTGGACTACCAACAGATTCGCCAATCACCGGATAATAACACTGAACAACATCCTCTCCAGGAACGTAATCCTTCAAAGGAGTTACCATAACGTATACGGTGTCGTCGAATTCAAACGCGTTAATCGGATACCATCCGGTTTTGTTAACAACAAGTTCAACTGCTCGATCAACATTCATACAATCACCCCTCAACACAATAACGAAGAACCTTGTCAGCTCCGTCGCGAAGTGTCGCATTCGAACAATCAAGAATTTCATTCACTCTAAATACATCGGCAAGATTGTTGTACACCGGAGAACCTGCCTTAATAACCTGATCCGCCAGATCATGTTGCTGACAGTCAATAAGCGTAAGAACACCGTCAGCATTACGCTCGTAATTCATAAAATGTCCACCGCCAAATGCATTAACAAACAGAATGCCGGTAGAGCCTTTTGGAATACGATCGACGGTTTCAGAAATTGTCGGCTTAGCGATTCCCCACCTTGTTTGAGAGTCAGGCGGAACAATATGATTTACTCCAGAAAAGACTTGATCAAAGATTTTCACATTTCTTCCTGGACGATATAGACCGCTAACCTCATCTACCCCGTTAAAACCTTTTGCCGTGACATTCTTGCCAATTACAGAATTTAAAACATACGCCATCGATGTATGCGCGCAATTAATCTCTCCAGTTTCATCTGTATTATGCGCATTTACTCGACGAACCATATCTATATCAATCTGACCGGCGTCTCTACCAACGCGATTGCTTCTCGATGGATCAAGAAGCTTAGCCACACTGCTCTTACCGGCACCAACAGTTTCATTCGGTAACTTACTAATCTTATAGCTACCGTATGCGACCAAGACAGCTGATGCAACAACCGCTGTACCTATCGCAATTTTCTTAGCCTTTTTCTTACGTTCATCAGTCCAAAATCGATCGCGCGAAGACTCAGACTTATCGTCGTAACGACGCTTTCCGGCAGACGTAAGCGACCCATCGGCATTCTGGAATCGACGAACGCCCCACTTCATACCCTTGATGCCGTGGTGAGCAAGGTAAATATGATCATTCATTTCGATACCTTGTTGGAGAGTACCCAGAAGTAATCATACCGATTGCCTGTCCGCCATACCGCCCAAGCGTCTTTCCGACGCTAGAACTACCTTTTGCGACGGCAGCGCTAACAGAAGCATCGACAGCAAGCCGCTCCCCATAAGACAGCTCGCCATAGTCATCGATAAGCTGATCGACTTTTCTACTCAGACGCCAACCGGCAAACGCGCCACCGACAAGTCCGCCAACGTCACCAGCGGATTCTCCGATTTGACCATAAACTTTTGCTTTCCTACGAGCCGCGTGTATACGTCGAGCTTCTTCAGAACGAGCACCAGAAACAGACACTCCCTGTTCCTCGACACGCTTTCGAATACGCTTTGCTCCGCCACGCCCATACATAGACACATCGCGATTGTACTGCTCGTCAGAATATCGCTTCTTACCGGTCTCCGTAAGAGACCCGTCTTCATTGCGGAAGCGACGTACGCCCCACTTCATGCCCTTGATGCCATGGTGCTCTAAATATGAATCGTACATAACACCTCCTAGTTATTACTTTTTCTTATTCGGATTTGCAAATATATATGCGGCTGCCTGCTCGGCATCGAACTTTCCAGTGAGAATTGCGTGTCCGGCATACATAGTCGCTCCAGCAAGCATCATCCCGACTACGCGTTTTCCAGAACTGCCAAGAACCTCCTCAACCGCACGTCTACCACGTGATTGAAGATTTGCATCCGTTAAGTCCTCAAGCTGCTTCTCCATTTGGAGCCTATTGATTCGACGCCTAAGCTCGTCATCAGATAAATTTCGCCTATTCTTCAACGCGCGACGATAATCTTCTCTTTTTGCCTTATCTGCATTCCGATTAGCATTCTTTTGCGCACGAGCTTTTCCGGCCTCGGTTAAAGACCCGTCTTCGTTGCGAAAGCGCCTGACGCCCCACTTCATGCCCTTGATGCCGTGGTGCTCTAAATATGAATCGTACATAACACCTCCTATTCAAAGGCATCGCGATTTAGCTTGTATGCGACAAACGCATCCATAAGAGCTGAGACAGAGTCAATCTTTGCCTCGTAACGCTTCTTGAGAAGCTTCCTGTTTCCGTTGGTGTCTTCCATGACGATACAGTTGCCCATGGCGTAATTCATAAGGCTCTCATCGAAGAGGAGAAGCCGCTCCGATGCAAGATTCTTTATCTCGCCAAGAGGAACAGTCTCTGTCTTCGCGCCCTGAATAACCTTCTCGACAGCATAGGCGCCGTTTTCAGAAGTCCAACGGTCCACAAACTCTCGAGCGTTGTACGGGTCGTAACCAAATGACCGCACGTCATACTCAACTCGAGCAATGTAGTTGTCAAGGTCTTCGTAGACCTCCATCATGTCGAGAATGGTTCCACCGAGAACAATCAGACTTCCCTCGTCCATGAACTCGTTGTACTTAACACGAGCGGCACCCGGAAGCTTTGAAAGCGTAAGCTCGGAAATATAGCAACGAGTCTTAACGCCAAACTCGCCCCTGCCGAGGGGGAACAAGAACGTAAACGCGCAGAAGTCGTTGCCTTGAGAAAGGTCGGCGCCAAGAGAACACGGCATCTGCCAGTAATCACGCTTCTTATGACAGAGCGTCTCTTCGTACGTAAAGTAGTAAGTGAAGCCTTCCATTGGAATTCCGAAACGCTTGGCAAGAATGTCGTTACGAGTAGCCGGTGCTTTTTCGGCACGCTCAACGTCAAGCTGATACGCTTCGTAACTAACAGTCTTTCCGATGTTTGGGTTAGCCTTAACCCAAAGCTCCGGAATGCCGACCTCTTTAACGTCGTCAAGGCGATACCACCAAATGGACACGTGCGGATTCTTGTATTCGCCCTTAAGAATGTCCATTAACTCCATTTTGATTGTATCGCCCGCACCGTTACGAACTGTGCCTTCGGAACTCGTTGCAACAATGAGATAGTCGTTAATCTTCGATGCACCCTGCTCAATTGCGCCAACAACGTCCTCAAGAATATCGCCAGATAGCCACTCGTCAACCGTTGCCACCTTACAACGCAAACCCTGGAGCTTGTCAATTGACATCGGCCTTGGCATGATGACGGAGTTCGTCAAGAAGTTCTTGATGCCTTCTTTGGTGGAGGCAAGTTTTTGGCGGTTTGCCCTTGAGCCCGTTGTATTCTGAAGCGAGCCCTCTGTCAGAAACTTAAACAACGGACCTCGCGAACGAGTAATTGCTGTTCGAATGGGAGACAACACCTCGTCGGCCTGAACAATCGTCGGGGCAACAGTAACTTGTTGGGTCGTAGACGTGTCAATGTTCTGAAAGTACGATTGAATAGATGAGTCGTAGAGGGACTTTGCTGCGCCTCGTCCAACAATCAAATACTGCTTATTGGTAAGCCGTCGCTTAACCATCTTGTTGACGTATCGTCCGCCAACACCGTCCTCGTTCGGCTCGAACACGGTTCGCTCGATGAAGTAGTACCATCCAAAAACCTGCTCGGCCCATAACTTGAACGAGTCGATTAGTTCCAAATCAGAACCGTCGGTCAGAGTCAGTTCGTTCTCGCAGTAACGAATATAACCTTCGACTGGTTCTGGGTCATAAAAAACGCCCGGGTTAGCGATTAGAGCATCGATGCGGTTCATCTCCATGGAGATTTCTCGACAAACCGGAATCTTACCGGCAAGCACATCCGCACGAAACTGACCGTAATACTTTGGGGTAGCCGTATTAGACAGAAAGCCCATGGCTACCTCCTATTTAAACAAAATCATTAACGTCGAATCGCATCGGCGTATTCCTTAGTCGAATCTGGTTCGACCCACGAAGAATTAATCTCGTTAAGCGTGACATTACCCTCATCTTGAATTAGCTTCCAAACCTGCCGCCTTGTCATTTCGTCGACGTTGGCATTCTGGAGTCTCGTGTTATACGCACGCAAATGCTTTGCTTGATGCTCATGCCATTGCGCCTCGGTATCTCGTCTCGCACTGGCTAGACGAACCGCCTCACGGGCAGTTTTATCGCTATATCCTTGAGCTTTTAGCATGTCAAAGCCTCGCTTACGCACGTCAGCAGCGCTATCTCGATACGCCTTAGCGGCGGCGTTATGCGAGTCTATCTTCTTCTCTTGGAACGATATCTCCCTTTGAATATACTTTCTATTCCTTTCGGCACGCCTCTTTCCGGCACTAGTTAGCGACCCATCCTCATTCTGGAATCGACGGACGCCCCACTTCATGCCTTTGATGCCGTGATGGGCTAGATAAATATGATTGTTCATAGATCCCCTATCCAATTCCAATAAGAATTCTTATCAATTCTTCTTAACGCCGCGAATCACGTCACGGAGAGTAATTGTCGGATCAAACTCAAATGGCGCAAAATTTGGATTGTTTCCAGGGTTTTCGCCAATGTTGTATAGCATAAACTGATAATCAGTGCCAAAATTACGACTATTGTCATATATAGATTGACGTCCGCGATTTAGGTCACGCGCGACCTTATGGCTCTTTAAATAATCCTGCTTCGTGACAATATCTGCGACCGTCTTTATCGGGTCCTTAGAGCCCTCGTATGCACGTACTCGATTATTGAGTTCTGCCGTCTTTGTCGTGATTAAGCTCATGTTTCGTGTCTGCTGACCAAAAGAATAATACATGTTGCTAGAATCATCAAAAATCGCTTGACCTTCGACAGTCAGCGCCTTCATTGTTCGATCATTCAGCACCTGACGATATCTATGCGTTCCGTATACAGCAAGACCGACTGCAACTGCGCTAGCACCAGCTATCATCAACGCTTTCTTCTGCCTATCCGTAAGTGTTAGCTTATTACGGTTGTTGTCTTCTCCATAACGCTTCTTACCGGCCTCAGTTAGAGATCCATCTTCGTTACGGAAACGACGTACGCCCCACTTCATGCCCTTAATGCCGTGATGGGCGAGGTAAAGATGCTCTCCCATTTTGAATTTCCTAACTCTCGAATGTTGTCTTTGGGTCAACCATTACATTCATCCGCCACTCGAGCTCCTTAGCCTGTTCCTTCATGAGTTCTGTGACAGACGAAGTGAGCGAAGGATCAAAAAGCATCTTGACCTTGAGATACATATATGTCTTAACGGCGTTTAGAAGTAGCGGATTGTCGGAGATGTAATCGGTCCATTTGGCGGAATCATCGGTAATGCTGAATCCCGTTTGCGGACCAATTCCAAGTTCAAACAACGTCAGAAAGACCGCGTTGATGTGAATGATGATGTCCTGGTCAAACTGTGTGTACTCCTCTGTAATTCCAAGGAGCTTCTTGACAGACGTAAGAATACTGTCCACATCAACCCCCTAACCACGGAGCAGTATCGTTTGGTTTTCTGGTGATAACATCTTTGTTTACAAGCGAACAGTCTCCATAGTGGAGCGCGTTATGCGTTTCGAGAGAAACAGTGATTAGGTTGTCTAAATCAAATATACAAGAGGCTCTGTTTTGGATGTCCTCTTGCGTAATTGGGTTGATATGGTGCACGAGAATCTTGCCGTAGATTGGCCTGTCAGAAATAGCGAGATCGCAGCCGTTGTCTCTAAGAATTACAGCGCGTCGAACACGGCGCCATTCATCAGACTGATAGAGAGCTTGGTTCAAATATC